CCCATGTTGGACAGCCGCGCTGTGTTGGTGGGCACAGACACCGATGGGCTTTGTACGCGCAGGCTGTTCCATTGGTGGTTGGCTGCTTCATCAAAAAAGCCATATTCGATTTCGTCAGCACGGTCGCCAGCGGCATAGGCCACGCTGAATGATCGGGCCTTGATATTGCCCATGTTGATGACGCCCTCGACAGGCGCATCATCTGCCACCCACTGCACACCCAGCTTGCCACCGGCCCAGCTGATCGAGCCCATACCTGCGTAGGCAATGGCCTCAAGCAAGTCGCCAATGCTCATGGTTTGCTGGATGACCGCATCAAACTTGAAACCCTTGGCCGCGCACCACACCATGAACGCTTTGAGCGAATCGATGTCGATGCGTGAATCAGCCCAGCCCAAGCCCGCAATGAGCTTGCTGTTTTCATCGTAGATGCCACGGGCCAGCTGCAATATTTGGGCGCTAGGGTTGCTCAGGCCGTTGGCCTTGGTGGTGGCCGTGGTCCATGCGCTTCCGTTCCAGTAGGGCATGGGCCGCGCGGTAGCCATCCAGTTAAACTGGTCAAGGCTACCCGTCAGCTGGCCACTGGCTTTGATGGTGAGTGCCACCAACGATTGGCCGGGGTAAGTGGCGAGGTCAGGCTGGAACGACTTGAGCTGCGTCCACGTGACCACATTGGATGCCGTGGTGGATGTTTCGTTTTTGGTAACCTTGCGCAGGCGCACGTCATATTGGCCCTTGGCCACATCCATGGTGATGCCGATGCGCAGAGGTTTTGTGCTGGCATTTCTGTAGATGGGCTTGCCATTTGGGTAAAGAACAGTTCTCCACGAATAAACAGGAACCTCGTATGGCAAAACTAAACCTTCACCTGCGTCGTTATATTCGATAGTTGTCCCGCTTTGGTATTGCTCTTGGTAAGTCGCCCCTGTGGGCACACCTAACCACACACCAGAGCCAGCCACGGCATACTCCACCTCTAGGTCAACCGCGCGTGACTCATACGCGCCTGAGCTTGAGTTGACAGCAAACAGCGACATCTCAAGGTCAATGCCAATTTTGGTGGTGTCTGTGCTGGTGGTGCGCACCACCCAGCTGGATGTGCCTGTGCCGTTGGGCGTATCAAGCAAAGCACCTGCAATGGTATCCACACTGTTAGCTGGCAAGTCGGATGGCCACGATGTTTCTGGCAGGCCCTTGGCGCGAACGGTCACCCCCTCATAGGCGCTGAGCAGGGTTTGACCAATGCGTAGGGTGTCCACTTTTTGCAGGTTGATGCCGCCGTGGAACACTTGGGTGAGGTATTGGTCTTCGCCGCTGAAATAAGTCCAAGGCTGGCCAGCCAAGTCTGGCACCACATAGGGCTGGCCCAACACCAAGCTCATGGGCTCCCACAGGCGTGAGCTGTTGCGGCCACCGCTTAGGCTGTAGGTGGGAATGGAATCATTGCTGGCCGCTTGCATCATTGATGGCAGGCTTGGCGGCAGCACCTTGTTGATAATCATTGAGCCAGCCACAACAACACCAGCCGTAATCAATGCAGCTGTTGTACCGGTTTGGTTGAAATATATTGCCACCTCTGGCGCAAAAACAAACAACGCAATGGTCGCCGCAATACGCAGGGTGTCGTTGTCATGCACCGCCCGCCTGCACTCAATCACCACCCCATGCTTGACGCGCGTGCGCCCCCACATGAGCGCAGGCACTTGGCAGCCATCGAGCTCAACAATCCAACCATCATCCACACCCGCGCTGAACAGCACGGAGGCGAGGCTTTCGCCATCGGCCATCATCACGGCCACACTGGTTTGTCCATGCAGTGTGAGCGGGTGCGGCGTGACCACCAAACGCGCAAGGCGGTCAATGGGCTGGGCGGCTGTGTGGCGCATTATTTCCATTCGTAAAAACCTTCGATGCGCTGGCCTCGCCATGCGAAGTCGCGCAAGTTATTCAAAGCCACACCACCCATGGGGCGGCTGTTGTGCAGCACCCACCACTGGCCGTTGTGGTCTAGCACCACGCCGATGTGCCACAGCTCGCCCGCTTCGCTGGGGCCCACCAGCAGCACCGCGCAGCCATGCACGGGCTCTTTGATTTGGGTGGCCAGCTCGTCACGCGCAGCGCGTATTTGTGCGCCCTGCCCCATGCGGCCTTGGGCGTGTGCCATGTGGCGCACGGGCAGCTGCAGGTCGCGGCCAAATACCTCTGCCTGCACTTTGAGGTAGAGGTGGGCACAGTCAAACTCTCCGTCAACATAGGGCAGGCCCACGTAGGTTTGCGCCTGCTTAAAGTCGGCGGCGTGGTTGCGGGCGGCTTGGGCGGCTGTCATCGTTTAACCTGCAAACAGGGCGGGCGCAGTGGCGGGGTCAAAGCGCAGGCGCACCGCGCTTTGGCGCATGGCGTCGTCTAGGCCGAAGCTGCAACTGACCACCGTGGGTGTGACGTTGATCGATGTGAGCTGGCCGATGAACTCAAAATCCACCACCGAAGGCGTGGCACGGCTCACCACACGGATGGTGGCGGTGAGCGATGCACCCACGGGCAAACCTTCTAGCAGGCCAGTGAGGGCGCGGCCCACGTTGTCGAGCTGCAAGGTGGCGCGTGGGTTTTCTTTTTGGGCCTGTGTGGGCAGCTTGAGGCGAAACGGCAGGCCCACATAGGTGTCAGCGCCAATCGTCCAATCGCGGGTGTCGTTGACCACATGCAGTGGGTTAGCAAAGATGGCATGGTCGATCAGCAGCAACTCAAGGATGCCTTGGTTGTCACTGATGCTTTGCAGCGCGGTGGTGGTGGTGGCGCTGACCATCAGTAGGCGCTCCGCAGGTATTCGAGCTGCAAGCTGCGCTCAGCAAACGTCCACGCATTGCTGCCAGGCTTGAGTGCGCCAAGGTTGCCGCCCACGATGCGGGCCTGCACAGCGGTGCTGGTGCGCGGGTTGGTCCAAGTGAACCAATCTGTGCCGCCGCCAATTTGGCTGTAGACCCAAGTTTCAAAATCGGTGGCGTTGGCCTTGGTGCGGAAATACAGGGTAACGGGCACGGTCACCATGGTGTCGCTGGCCATGCGGCGTTGCTTGGGCACGCCGCGCTCCATCTCTGAGCGCAGTACCACCGAGGCGGGCTGCTCTGCTGTGTCGGACCACCGTATGCCCACGTAGCTTGGAAAAGTAGCCATGTTATGCCCCCGCCGTGCGCAAACCGTAGCGCGATTCCATGGCGCGTGGCATTGAGCCCACGCCGTTAAACACATCGTCGGCCATGGAGTTTTTCACCATATCGACCAACACCGTCAAACCGCCCTGCCCGTCAGTCTGTGCAGACACTTGGGCCTGCGAGTTGTTGTTGATGATCTGCACATTGATGTTGGAGCCACCGCCACCCTTCATGGTGACGGGGATGGTGCGACCATCGGGCAGTGGCACGTAGGCCTCATTCATGCGGCCTTCGCCAAATATTGAAATTTGAGGGCTGGTTGCAATGCCGCCATTGGCGTATTTGTTGAGCTGCATCGGTCCCATATCTGTCATGACGTTACCGTTTGCAGACTTTGTAAAACCAGATGTGTTGATGTCGCTTTCAAACTGACCAGTGCTTGAGCTGCTTGTAAACATTGCACTCATCGACTTTGCCAGCGGCCCCGTGATGCTTTGCTGAATTTGAATGCGAATGAGGTCAGACACGATGGAGTCTGCCAGCGACTTGAAATCGAGCTTGCCAGTTTTGACAAAGTTCACCATGGCATCTTCCATGCCACGGAAAGCGTTTTGCACGGCGTTGCGGGTGTTTTCTCCCATGCGTTCGGCGCTGCGCCAATAGTCTTTCATGCCTTCGCTCAGGCCGCGCAGGGCGTCGTATTGTTTGTCGTATTCGTTGGCGGCTTGTTTGGCGTACTGGATGCGAGTTTCTTGCGCTTGGCGCTCGATCTCATACATCATGGTGGCGGCCTCAAACGCATCAAGATTTTCTTTTTTGACCTTGCGCTGAATCTCGATTTCTTGCTCGCGCACCTTATTGGTCAGCTCAAATTCAAAGCGAAGCCGCGCTTGTTCTTCGGCGGTCTTGCCAATGAGCGACACCTCAAACTGCATGTCACGCGCTTTGTCTGCAAAGGGCTTGACCGTGCTTTTCCACGCCTCCTCTACGGTCACGCGGCGTTTTTCTTGGTCGATCAATTCGGCCAGTGACAACGCCTCGTTCTTTTGCGACTGCGTGAACTTCTCGCTGCTTAGGGCCAGTTGACGCTTGACCTCATCGGTCTTGGTGATCGTGCCGTTAAGCGCCGCGTATTGCGTTTGGAGGTTGTTCAGGAAGTTGGCAGAGAAGTCGCCGTTGTTGTTGGCGGCGGCGCTGCCAATGCTTGGGGCACTAGATTTTGATGAACTGCCAGAGCCACCCTTGGCTTCGGCCTTGCTCGGGTTCATGATGCGGGCGTCGCCTTCATCCAGCTCTTTGCGGGCTGCAATGGCGTCTTCCTTCATCATCTTGCCGAT